TGGAAACCACGGCCTACGTACTCAATACTGAAATGTTTGGCAATGTCGATAGGGCAATACTTGTAGCCATAACCTTCAAGGACGGGCTTCAAGATGGCAGACAACTGAGCATCCTCGTTCCAGCCGTGTATCTCGTTGCTGTTCAAGTGCATGATGCCGTGCTTGTTACAGGCTTCTAGGAAACGCTTGCTACGCAGGGAAAACCCACCATTCTGGACAACAGAGACTGGTTCTGTGGCCTCAGTCCACGCAAAGTGCAGATACAGATGACCGTTACCAAAAGCGCAGTGTGAGGGTGCACCTATGTAGTCATAGTCATAGTATTCAGGTTTGAAGTTATTGCCGTTAAGTACCCAACCGTCATCTTGGACAATCAGGCAGAAGTCTGTTTCTATGTACGAATACAGACTGTGCATGGTAAACAGGGAATACCCTAAGTAATCTATAGAGTGGCAACGCTTCCACTCTACGCCTTCTGGCATGTTCTCTGGCTTTTCGACAGAGATGAGCAACCCGCGGCTACCTGGCAACTCCCGCACAGACCTGACGATGGAGGGCAGGGCAGAGGCTCCGTTGTTGTGTCCGTAGATAGACACGATGGTTAATTGGTTATGAACCATTATGTTCTTTCAGATAAGAAATCAAACCATATAAAACATCAACATCGTCCTTGGCGTGACCAAGAGCAAGGTTACATGTTCTGCAAAGAATTCCTCTAACCTCTCCTGTTTTGTGGTCATGGTCGATACAAGCTCCTGACTTTCCTTTTTGTAATGTTGCATTGCAACCATCATTAGCGCAAAAGCCTTTCTGACCAATCCACATTAACTCAACTTCTTCTGGAGTAATTTTGAATTTCTTTTTCAAGTAATACTTCCAGTCTTGTTGTTTGGCTTTTTCAGGATTGGCAATTCTTTTGTCTTTGAACTCTTGCAACAATATGTCTTTCTTTTTTTTGTACCTTACTTGTTGTTGAGCAAGAACTTTGGGTTTGTTTTCTGCGTAATACTTTTTTTGAACTTCATCCCTTTTGTCTTTGTTTTTCAAATACTGCTCTTTGTTCCTTTGCTTTACAACTTCTGGATAACGTTCCCTGTATCTTTTCGCCGCCAAACGCTTTTGTCCTTTTCTCTTTTCAGAATCCATACAGACCTCCTGAAAAGATTATATCAAAAGAATTGGTTTATTGTCCGTATAAGCCCACTCTTTTGAGGTAGTCACTGACGTTTCTGCCTACAGCGATTTGTTCAGGGCTGTAGACTTCTTGTGCTGCTGAAACGTTACGGGAGAGTTTGTGAGCTATCAAGCGAGGCTGAATCTGTTCTGCGTAGGCAACGGCAGCAAGGGCAGAGGCAATCACCCTGTCATCTTTACCACGACCAGGTGCTCCCAAGAAACCACCTTCTCGCACGATACCTTTCATCTCTTCTAGGGTATCCATGCTGAGAATGCCCATCATGCCCCGCTCAAAGTAGTCTTTCATGTACTGCAACATGCGTTCTTTGCTGTTGGCAGTGGTGAGGTAGCCAATACTGTTGGAGAGGCCGCCAAGGGTGTCGTTACGCCTCCAGATGTAGTTGGTCATGCTACCTAGCACATCCATCAAGTCCCGCCCTGTAGCCCCGCCCATAGAGGTTGCCAAGCGTTTCAAGTTCCGCAACTCGTTAATTACGGCTTGACCTGGCCCGTTAACTTCGAGGTTAAGGGTTGAGTTCTTGTATGCGCCAGCAAGGTGGGCGATAACCCACGCAAACTGGTAGGTGTTTAATTCCGAGGTGGCAAACTCAGCAACTTGGTCAAGCCCATCTGCATAGCATCTGTAGACTTGGATGCAGAATCTATCTGCCCAATCAGAGCTACCATAAGCGGGGTCAGCACCAATAACGTAGTAAGCAGAATCAATAGGCTCTTCCCATACCTTGAGAGTACCGAGTCTTTCAGTAGATTTAAGAACTTCTGTATCTTGGAACAGTTGACCAAACGCATATCTGTAGTAATCACATTCTGTATTCTTGCTCTTCTTGGCAGCTTCTGTACACCGAGTGTGCGAGAAGAAGGAGGAGCCTGTCATCACAAAAGCATAGTCCTCAGTGGGTGGAAACTCTTGATACATCAGGGCATCATCTTTGATACCCTCTGCCATCTTCCACCGCCACCAAGCCATCTGCCGAGAGTTAATCTCAAAGCCGTAGAGCTTCTTAATATCCTTGTGCCACTCTTTTTCCTCCCCTGTTAACTTGCCATCCCAGTACACCTTGTAGATGTTGGAGTCAGCAGGGACAGAGTAGTACTCATTACGCCACCAGCCACAGAAAATGGCTCTCTGAGTCTTTGCTCGCTTGGCAGTCTTATACATGTCGTGGAACATGTTGAAGCCTTGAGCCGTACTCTCAAACATGTACAGCCTCTCTGAGTTCTTTTCAGCAAGAGAAGCTATCAGGGAAGCCAAACCTTCTTCGTTACCCCACGATGCTGTCTCTGTGCCATGCAAATAAGTTATAGCCTTGCCCTGCCCTAGACGGGACTTGTTACCCGCTATTTGGTAGAAGAGCCTCGACCTGTTCTTGAGAACCATCTGGTTTCTGTTATGAGCCACCAAAGGAATCTTGTACTCTTTCGGTAATCCTTCCATATACATAGCCAAGGTAGAACGGAACATATCCCTGTTCTCCTCAGTATCGGCAACGAGAGTACCCTGCCACCCTGGATGAGTAAATTGCCAGTAAAGGTCAAGAGCAAGGCTAATGGTAGTAATGCCCAACTGCCTGCCTTTAAGAATAACGAAAAAATGTATGTCATTGTCTAACCCCTTCTGTATCTCCTCCATAACATACGCTTGAGTCCCCAGAAGGTTACCCATCTTCTTCAAGCCCTCTTCCTTAGTCTCAATCTTGAGTTCAGAACAGAACTTGTAAAACTTCTTCAGGTCAAAGTTCATCTAGATTCCAGTGAATGATGTCGCCAGCAATACGCTTGTTCTTGGCACACGCTATCAATTCCTCGTAATGTGTGGGCGAATACTTCTCCTTCCATTGCGCAGCCAACAAAATCTTCTGCTTCTTGTTAGTGCAGGACAAGGCTTTGACCATCTCTTTCTGAAACCGAATACGACTCTCCCGTAATGCCATCCTCGTATCCAGCCTTATATCCATACTCCACAGCCTTCTCAATACTCACCGCCATCATGACCATCATCTGCTCCGTACGGGCAAGTTTAGTCATCAGGTCTGCATACGCCTGCCGCAACTCCTCCTCACCCATCCAAAACAGTTCATTCACTAAACAGTCCTCCATACCCTCACCCGCTCACCCTCAGTCTTGGCAGTAAACACCCTACCCAACCGCTTACCCGCCCTGTAATTGGCGTTTAAGACCTTCGCACGGGCATCCAGAGGCACACAGAAGCTATCCCCCACATCCATCTCCTCATACGGGTACGCATACACAACCCTCATCTTGGGTGCAGGTACGCCTACTTCAACTTCTATCGCAGTAATCATCATCTCTTCCCCTCTACTGATAACTACATAGTAAGCCTAAAAAAAAGGTTAGTCAAGGAGTAACCCTCGACCAACCTACAGAGACAACTGCAACGCCAGTCTACCAAAAATCTAATTTTTTTTATGGGGGGCGAGAAGTGGGGTGCACGCCTTTTCAGACCCGCAAACCCAATCACACGGGCAAGCAACCTGTGACGAGCACACGCAAAACATCAGGCAACCCATACCCAAATCAGAGAGAGTGACAAGGAACGGGTAAGGGAAAGATTGTCATCCAGGCGGGTGGAAAGTGACAATCCCCCTTTATCCCGAACAAGTTACCATGCTAAAGCATAGATATACTATTACATAAACACACTTAGTTTTAATCTAGTATACATCATATACTAACCATAGCCTAACTACCGTTGTCATAACTTACTTACTACAATATATACTGTATAGATATACATTAGGGAAATACCTAGGTCTTATAAATCAAGCACTTACAAGAACTGGCACGATTCTTTCATGTATATATATGTAAGGCCTAGAATTCTAGGGTTTACAATTCAATCAACAATCTACTAAGGATAGTATCCATGAACGAACAAACAATTTACTCTCAAGCACACCACAAAGGCAATGCGGCCGTTGAAATGACTACGGTGATACCTATGGTTGTGCAGCAACGTGAAAACCCTCTAAACGATGATTCTGAGCTTGTACGTGAATACTTCGTTGCTGACGGTGTATGCGGTTTTGCTAGCGTCAACGTTAAACCCGCTAATTGCAAGTTCGCTAAGTTTTTAGTAGCTAACGGTTTAGGCCGTAAAGCATACAACGGCGGCGTAAGTATGTCAGTCCGTGACTTCAATCAATCCTTGACTAAGAAGGAAGCTTATGCCTATGCGTTTGCTAGCGTGTTAAATGAGCATGGCATAAAAGCACACGTAGAATCTAGAATGGATTGATACTTTACAAGGCCTTGCTTACAGGGCTTTG